CGTAACAGCGCCGCTTGAAACCCACTTCTTGTAAGTCTCCCAAGTCTGAGGATTAGCCTCCCTGAGCTTCAGGATTTCCTTCGAGGTAAGATCGTTAGCGAACCTCTGGAACAGCAGACGCTGCGAGTAGTAAGGATCACTCTGAGCTTTCGTATCCTTCTCTTTGAGAAGCTCGAAGACTTTGTCGTTGTCCTTACCGAACACGTACTCAACTAATTGGACTCTCCCCTCAGGAGTGAGTTTGTTCATGTCAGCTAGTTGAGCTGACAACCACTCGGTAGCATCGTTGAAGGCAGCAGGGTTCTGAGTGTATTTAGCACTGTCTTCTGCAATCGCTTTGAACGACTTAGGATCATCAGGTCTAAACCCTGACAATTTCATCCGGGCAGAAAGTGAATGGGCAATAGCATCTCTTGCAATATCGTTGCCGTAAAGAGCTTCATTGAGTAGGTCACCCAACACTGCTTTTCCACCAGCCAACAACTGAATGTTCTCATCTTCCAAGAAATCAAGCTGACCGTCAATCTTGATCGCGTCTAGGACACGAGCATTATGGTAGACCGTTCCATGATCCTTGTTGGTGAACGAGTCTAGGTAGTAGGTCATGAACTTGTCAGCATCGTCCAGCAAAGCCTTCCTATCCTCAGGGGTCAAGTCCTTGTAAGCAGGGTCTTGAAGTTTAGCAGCAGCACGTGTCATGTACTCACGCTTAACCTCACGTGCGAAGGCCAATGCTTGCAGCTCTTCCTCCTTCGTAGCGATACCAAGCTCTTGTTTCTCTACAAGTGCTCTGTGTCTCTGAAGAGTATCAGCAGCGTCGAAACCAACGACAGCATCGTTAGGCCCCTGGATGAACAGAGAACGCATGTTGAACATCTCTTTAGTAGCGAGACGTCTGGCAGCAGTAGAGTCACGAACACCAAAGTCTCCTTGCAGAGAGATGTTCTCCTTTTCTACCTTGACCTTTAGTTGTTCAGATTTGAACTCGTTCACACGACGGAGCATTGTCCGATAGATACGTTCAGGGTCTTCCCCTGCTTCCAGCTTCTCACGATAGCCGGGGAACACCAGAGGCAGAATAGCACCGTCGTCACCGGTCTCCAGTCTGCTGATCTTCTTCTCGACAGTATCTTCACTGTCGTTCTTCAAGGCACTCTGTAGTGCAGCCTTCACCTGGTTAGCAGGAGTACCTCCCACCAAGCCACTGACGTACTGTTCCACATAGTCCTTGTGTCCAGGGTAACGGTTCTTGAGGCGACGAGTGATGGCGTCCATCTGAGCCCAGTAATAGACCTCAGACATTCTGCCATGTTGTCTCGCCTGCGTAAGCTGTTGAGTCTTCTCCAGCTCCTGACGCATCTCCGGGGGAGTGGTACGATCACCGATACCAAATTCCCTGTCGAGACCCTGAGTGAACTCATCTCTATTAAGTTCAACCTCAGTGCGAGCCTCGTCCTCAATGTTCTCTTTTATAAGACTGTCTGCTCCCTCGACAACAGCACCAAAGATGTCGCCGACGCCTTTGAGCATACCAGCAGCAAACTCAGTCGAACTCTTACCGTACCTTACAGGATCGGCCCCCCGAGAGGCCCCAGTAAAATCTGGGGCGTCTCTCTGAGGAAGATACGGATTAAACTGGTCAGTTCTATCTGCCATTGTTTCCTAGTTCCTTTTCGCGTTCTTCAATTCGTCTGATAACGCTTTTCATCTGATCCGGTGAAGCTCTCATCCATCTCTTCATGGTCTGCTCAAATCTGTCTCCATTATCCCTGACAGCGTCCTTAAAGATACGGACCCTCTGTTGAGGAGTGAAGTCACCTTTGTTCATCAGGATCGTAGCATTACGATGAAACTGAGCCGGACTATCAAGGTCGTCTTCGTATCCTCTCCACATGGATTGGATTTGCTGAATGGCGTCCTTGCGGTACTGCAACTGTCGTTTCTGACGGTTACGGTCCATAGTCTCTAGTCTATACATTTCTTCGAAAGATTGTGGCTGAACACCCATGACGGCATTCAGTCCAGCCTCTAGCTGAGAAACCTCACCGATCTCCTGACCTGTTTTCGTAAACCACTTACCCATTGCAATACCATCCCACAGCTTCCTACCTTGCTCCACCGCAGAGATGTTGCTGGCAGGACGAAGGAAGTCATTGGGGGTAAGGGTGTACCATTCGTCTTCGGTACCATTGAAGGCTGAAGCAAACCAGGCCCAGAAGGGATTGGTCAGAGCCCAGGTATCCTTAAGGATGGAACCAGAGACACCAAACACTAGGTCGGCAAACTCTGTGTCCCCTTCCCAAAGCTCACGTAGCCAGGGAAGACCATTAGGACCGTAACGCTCATTCCAGTTCATGTCGGTGCCGAGAGCCCATTCCATCATCATGGAAGGGAGGCCGTCAACGAGACCCTCAAACACAGTATCATCATATTCGATACCACGATTGATGAGTTCTCTTCGCAGGTCCTCACCGGGTTCCCACAGCCCACCAACCCACGCACCACCCGCTGCCGGGATACCGTACATAGTGGAGTAGGCTACAGAGACCTTGAGCTTCTCTGGCCAAGTAAGACGTTTACCCAACATCTGATCCATGAGACGTGCATGGTATCCAAAGAACTGTGTCGGAAGAGAAGCGAAGCCTCTCTGCCACGCAGCATTGGATGCACGAGACATGTTCATAGTCAGTAGGTCAGCCCTATTCAGGACTTCAGTCTTAGCAGCGTTGTCAAACCTCTTGCCGGGGTTAGCCTGCCTCCACCGGAGGTAAGCAGCATTCCAGGCGACGTTACGGACACCGCGTTCACCCATCTGAAAGAAGATGCGCCCCTTATCTAGGAACGTACCGAACTTCCCGTGGAAGACCTTAGGATCGAGGAGATCGTCCATATGTCCATGCTCCCCACCTACCACGTACATACCCGATTGGCGATAAGCATTGTAGGACTCGATAAACTCGTCCTCTTTCCATCCCATCTTGGAGGCGGTCTTAGCAGCAGCTTTGATACTCTTGTCGTCTGCCCCGTAACGAAGGTACGCAAACAAGGTGTTAGCAGCCATCGCTTTACCAGTGTTAACCGGTCCCTCAATGGCAGCTGTGTGTACCCAGGTTTGGGCCTGCAAGAACAGCTGGACAGGATTAAACAATCCCAACTTAACATCGAAGGCAAATTGGCGCATCCGATGAACAGGATCATTAGTACGACTCAGCAGTCTCGTATCCACAAGCTGAAAAGCTTTGGGGCCAAGATGCTTCATCACCTGGTCCGCTACTTTCTGTTTAAGCATGTCTACCGTTCTTTGGGTATCGTTCTTCATCCCGAAGAAACCGATAGCAGTACGCCTAAAGTTCTTCGCCGCAGCTAACGTAGTGCGATCAGCACCCTCTCTCCAATCCCCATTAAAGAGGGCAGAGACGGGGTCCCTACGCAGTTCGACCAGATCACCTTTAAGGTACTGTCCGAACTCCTCGACGAAACGAGCAGCAGTCTTAAGCTTCAGATCATCAAGGTGTCTGGAAGCTAGGAGACGGCCTGTGTTACGATGCAGCAAAGCAAGAGGGTCAATTGTTCTAGCAGGTTCCAACTTATAGATTGGAGCCTCAGGAGAACCCTCTGTGATAATTGTGTTGATTGAGCGATCTCTTTCACCAGCATACTCAAGGTTAACTCCCTTCTCTAAGTTGTAGGGACTATCCTTCGCTTTAATCATTTCTCTGTCCCGGTATTCCGGCAGATCAGAAAGCTTATATGCTCTATCCAGAGTAGCGTCAGTTGCAGACATCATCAGAGGGGTTCTTGGATTGAGAAGCCCATTGGGGTTCTTATCCGATCTCCACATCTGATTGAACCGGTCCCAGGCAAAAGGTGTCTGGGTCTCTACGTAGTTCTGTAGATTAGGGTCCTTGTCCAAGTACATCTGACGGGCCTTCTCGATACGAGGAAGCCAGAACTTTGCTTCGCCTTCCGTCTGGAAGTGAAGGACGTTCACGTCACCAGAGTACATGTACTTGTTGATGCCACCGACATTCATGTCCTCAATCTGAGCCTGACGGATATACCAACCAGGAGTGTACTCAACGTGGGAACCCATACGGTACGGGACCTGTTTGAACGACAGGGGCCGAGTCTCAACATCCTTGACGAACATAAACTGGATACGTCCCTGAGGAACATTCAGTAGTCCCTCGGATGTTTTGAAAGCATCCCAACCATTATTAGTCAGTTGAATAAGTTTGTAGCCTGCACGTTGAAGGTTCTTGAACCTCTGGCGCAGTTCACTACTTTTACCGTGGATGTTCTTACGGAACGTCTCTAGACTTCCAGTCTCACTATCCAGGATAGCCACACCAGCATCCCAATCTACATCATACGGAAGTTCATCAATAGTCTTACCCACAATAGGAGCAGTTTCAATTTGACGAACAATATTTCCCCGACGACTGACCTTGGGAACAGTGCCCCTAAATCTGATGATGTTCTCTTGAAGACCAAGTCTTACGCGATCTCTATAGATACCAAGGTTTCTGACCACATAGTCGAAATCATGGAGCTGACGGAAAGCAAAGTAAGCATCAGCTTCTTGCTCAGTGGCATTGACTCCAAAACGGGAATGCCAGTCAACCTCAAACTCAGCCAGGGTGCGGCTATTCCATCCTCTGAGGCCCTTATCGTCAACAAGGTCTTTCTGGTAATCGAGGAAGTTCTTGAGGTTCTCCCGGCTAGTCCTGCTAAGGTTCCCAATGTCCTTGGCGACACCCTTGACGGCTTCCAGCAGAGCTGAGCTACCGTAAGTAGCAACCTTCATATCCCTAGCGATATCCGCAGGGAGTAGATCATCAGCAGTACGGAACCATCCGAAGATCATGTTCCGAATGTTCACAGGAGTCTTATGATGCGTCTCGATAGTGAGAAGATCACGGACCTCGGTTGCAGTTTCGTCGATTGTTTTGACATGGCGGATTACATACCCGCCTGGAACTTCGACAATGGTGCTGTTCTTCAGTCGCAGCATGTTGTCAGCTATGTTCTTCGCCTGGTTTTTACTCTTGAAGGGAAGCGCATCGGCGTTCCCCAAGTCCAGAGCTATAGCATCCACACCACCTAACGTATCTGCATTATTGACTGGACGAACATCAATGATCCGGTCTGAAGCACTAGAATACTCCAACTCGAACTGACGCTTCGCCACATCCATAGCAGCTCTCATAGCCTCAGAGTCGGCCTCCAGGCGCTGAACCATCAGAGGGTCGGTAAGGGTACTCAGAAGAGTTTCCCTGCCCTCAGTGAGCTTCTGTGTCATCCTGGCGATACGTTCTGAGGTATAGGCATTGGTAGGTGCACCAGTGACACTCGCTGGATTAAGAAGAGCAGGAACTTCACCTGCCAACTCTACCATCGAATGAACCTGTCCAGTGACAGCAGCCTTACCAAAGACTTTCTCTAAAACAGCACTGTCAGCCACCTCTGCCAGTTTGCCCTGGGCGTGTTTGTACGCACCCTTGGGAACTTCCTTTGCAGCAGAAGTCCTAAGGATGTTTTCAGCGACGACCTTGGCGCTACTCTTGGCAGCGTTCTTGGCGACAGCAAGAGGGATAATCCCTCCACCGGGGACGGCAATAGACATGTCCAGAACACCGGTCAGATTGCCGAGGAACTGAGACGTACCACTGTACTCGATCATCTCAGACAGCCAAGCAAGAGCTTCAGTAGGATTTCTCCTGAACATTTCTCTTGCTGCGTTTGAGACTATCGGAGCAGCAGTGTTTAGATCAGTATTGTAGAACCAGTCGACCTGACCCTGCCTGTTATTCCCAGGAAGGAAGCCAGTCTCTTCTGGACCACCTGCATCTTCAATGGCACCCTTCTTCACAATCCACGAATAGAAAGGAAGGAAGCCCATTGCAGTGTAGGCAACACCAGCAGCTGTGCTGTACTGGTTGTACTCTGCCTCCAACTCCTCGTGGAGCTTACGGAGGTACTGCTGGTGGGCAGCAACGCCACCCACTTTCTCAGCAGCTTGAGGCTCCAAGGGGGCCTCGGATACAGCCCGTTGACCAAACCTCTGTTCGAAGATGGTGTCGGGATTAGCTCGTTTGATATCCTCACGGCTGAGGGTGTCAAGAAAGAGTGTGTCTTCAGCTGTAAGTGTTCCACCAGCACGGACGTTTAGAAACTGACTAATAAGCTGTTTGCGCTTAGTGCTCTCTTCCAGGTCCGCTTCAATGGTACGCTCGTTGCGTTCCCACTCTTCTTTACCAAGTTCGATGATCTGACGATAGTAGTCTTGACCCTTCGAAGCTTCACCCATAGCGAAGTCGTATCGTGTCGCCCGATCCTGCACTACTTCAGGAGCCAACTTAGGAAGGTTGGCGTCTTGGTAGAGAGAGATCGAGGGACCGATTTCAGAAGGTGTAGTCTGTGACGGATCGTCTAAAGAGATCATATTCCCAATCTTGCTCCTAGAGTAGTTCCCACAGCATCAATAGTCCCAGACTGTCCCATAAGGTTCATACCGAAACTCATCAACGCTCCACCCATAGCAGCTTGGCCAGAAGCCTCACTGGTAAGGCGGTTGTACTGAGTGGTGTAGTTAGTAGCCTGTTTATTGAACTTGAAGATTTGATCTCCAATCGCTAGGCTCTGTTGGATACCTTTGATATTACCCATACCTTCGGCGATCACCTGAGCCATACCACCCTGAGCACCGGAACTGTTTCCAGCACCCTGATTAGTAGCGTTAGACAAGGCCACAGAGCGCCCAACGATCATCTGTCGGACAGCCTGTCGGATTTGTCTCTGGCCCTCTAGGTGCATTTGGAGACGGCGCTGCTTCTCTGCTTTCACAGTAGCTTTCGACGCCAAGGCAGCGTAACGCTGTGCTTCCTCCGTGGTCTCCTCTGCTTCACTCATACCAAAGAGTCCTGCCACAGAGGCAGCCGCACCTAGTCCCATAGCAATAGCTTGTATCATGCGTTAGACTCCTTGGTTACCAGTTTCCCACTTAGACCATCCCAAGATGGTGAAGGGTTTACCGCTTTCAGAATAGTACTTCAATTGTAAAGCTCGTCCCTTTCCTCTGATCTTACGCCTAGTGCGTGACACATGCCACTGCCCAGGAGTATGATTAGCATTGTACACCTGTTGAGGCGTAGAGAACTTATTCGAAGTCATGTCAGATGCGAAGTCCCAGATACCTTGCAGGAAGCAACTCCCATCCTCCACAGCATCAAAGTATGTGGCGATGTAGTTACCCTGGAAGAACTTCAAGGCTTCTCCATGAACCTGGAACCCAGTAATGAAGTAGCTGTCGTAGTCTGACGCAGTATCTAGGTGGCTACCGAAGTCAGCGTAGTCTTCATCTCGTTCGTCAGCCCATGTCATGTCCTCTTCATCCAAGACCACAAGGAACTTGAACAAGGGAGCAATGGACTCGGTAGACGAACCGTAGATAATCACATCGTCTGATCCGTCGATAACGGTATCTGCTCCATCCATAATCGGGAGAACAGCAGTAGCCGAACCGAAGGACTGGACAACGCTGAGACCTTTGATCTGGACTTCTTCGTCGTCTAAATCCCAGGACCACGGGAACCATGCGCCTGTCTTGGTGTTCAAGATAAGGGCACGGTCGTAGATGTAGTTCTGAGTAGCATCAAGGGCTTCAGAAGAACGATAGAGCCACAACACCAAACCACGAGACCTGTTGTGCACACCCCTGGCGAACTTCTTGTTGTTCAGGGGGATGTCCATCAGGAACTCTTTGATCCCACTCTTCTGACCATTCTCCGAGACACGTGTGTCAGTGAGAGAGTTCACAGAGATCGAGCTGAGACGGCTTCGTGCAGAAGCACTGTTCATGTCTGCTCCGACAGTGATCGTCCAGATACCATCCTCATTCCACCACATAGGAATACCATCCACATCCACGAAGGATGTGTGAGTAAGGCAGGGGACTGAGGAGACTTTACGAACAACGTAGTCGTTAGCTGAGAAGCCAACACCACCAGAACCTTCAATACCCCAAACACCTTTCAGCGTAAAGATCAGGAGGACATTTTCTAATGCCCACAGCTTCACGACTGCTCCGGCCTCGGGAATTTTCAGAATACCTCCGTCACTGGGAAGAAGGTCGAAAAGCTCTTCTGAGGTTGGGTCATTTTGTTGGTAACACTTACCGTATTGATTGGGGTATTCTACGATCTGCGAAAAGAGAATTGCAGTCCGATATCCAGGGTGATTGACTCCTGCGTACCAGATACGACCTGCAAAAAAGGCACAAGTCGATACCCGGTTGACTCCCATATCCTGACCGTTGTTAGTAATACCTGCAATGCCCGAGGCTGTGATGCGATCCCAGTCATAGAAGTTCAGGATGTAGTGGCCACGAGGGGCCGGGGAGTTACCAAGTTGTTTCTTGTCAGCGACACTAACATCAAAGATTAAATCCTCAGTAGGATCAGACTGACCCTCAGGGTTCCTAAAGAGCCACCAAATATCAGCAGACGAAGGTAGGTCATCTCTTACGGTATCCCAGATAGTTAGAACATTCTCTACTTCGTGAGAGTCGCCGTCATCCCAAGTAGCATCCGAATACCAACCAGCATTATAGAGGTTATACTTATGGTCAGCATCCATCGACCCCTCAGTAGCAGTAGGTCGTTCGTCAACATCCAGACCATCATCGAGTCTCTCGAAATCCCTGATCTGAAGAGTGATATCAGTTGCAGTGAAGCTGTCTCCGCTGATACTGTATTCGACGTAGAAGGACTCCGTATACGGGTGCGTTACGAAGAGGATACCGTCACCATCAGCATACTGACACTCGTAAAGCCCAACGTCTGGTGCTCCGGCGGGGTCGTGCGCTGTAAGGTCGATGGTAGTAGCGTGGTGTTCGATACTTAGAGTATCAGGGGTGAGAACACGATAGAAGTGGAGTAGGCTACCAGCCTGCACTACAATGAATGTGACTGTAGGATCACCTGCGACGTTCTCCCAGATAAAGGTGGAGTAAGCCTGTTGATCTAAGTCAGCACTGACATCTACAGTATCGTGATTAGGTTCTAGGTCTATGCCAAGACGACGGGTGACTTTCCCAATTTCGTCGAAGACACAGTTAAACGTCTCGGTACAAGCATTCTCTGGAAAAGTTAGAGCAGTCGCTTGAGTAACGAGTCCATTTATGAAGTTGCTTTCAACGACAAATGCTTGTCCACGGGGCATTAACCTGTCCTATAAATCTTAACTTGAGTGTAAACCTCAGTACCAAAACCACCAGCAACACCGAAGCCGTCACTATTACCATTCTGACTTCGATGACGAATTTCGTAGGTAGTGGCCGCAGAGATTGTCACCACAGCCATACCGTGACTACGTGTCTGGTATTCAAAGCTGTGATCGTGACTATCCGGTGGAGCATTACCAGTGTTACCAGCAGAGTTCTCCGAAGTGCCGCGTTTAATATCAGCAGCAACACCAGAAGTCTGGCGAAGGATCGTCTGGTGTTCAGCCACACCGTACGCAGGTGCACTCCACTCAATGATAAACTTTTGGGTACCATTCGGAGTAATGGTGAACTGATTGGAGGCTAGGGTAATAGTATTGTGCTTGTCGTAGACCTCAGTATTCAAAGTACGAGTACGATCAGCACCAGAACTAAAACTTCCACCATTAGTACCCGAAGATTTCTGATCCTCCAAGATACCAATAAGCTCACAGGGGAGAGTCCAGTCGCCTGAACTCCCTCCATCAGCTACGTAGACGTGACCTTCCGTAGCCTCAGCCACACCCTTAGGTTCGTGGAGTGAAGCACCAGTTAGGTTACGATGTTCAACGTCTGCCATATATTAAGCTCCTTTTGAAGCGTTTTCGTATTTCTCAACTTCACGTTCAGCGAGCGTAGGAGTTGTAAAAGACTGCTCTGCAAGAACAGCAGGTGTTACACCTTTGAGTGTTCGAATATTCCAATGCCCATAGGGGTCATGACATTCGATCTTATACACATTCTTGCCATAAGTAAGGAACCGTAGACGGCCTTCTGCCGCTTTAGGGTTTTCAGTCTCTTCAACGGGGTCAATTTCCGGTCGCATTTTATCTCCCATAACGAGGCACTCGGAATACTTCTTTGTCTCTGTAAATCCGACGTGCGCGTTTCTGTAGTATGATTTTTTGGTTGCGGGTTTCAGAAGCTGCTTCCGCATTAGCAACCTGTTTCAATTCTGCGAAAGCACGAACCTTAGCTCGGTTCAAGAAGTAAGCAAACTGATTAGGATCAAGGACAGGCTCAAAGTTATCCGACATAATAAAGTCTGGATACATCTGACCATGACACAAGGTCTTCTCAGCTTGTAGCGTTGTATCTTCGTCATCGTCGTAGGCGTTGAACACCAGTTGACGATTGTTCAGTTGAACGAAATACTCAGGGAACCGGTCTGTACGAACAATCACCTGTAGCTCAGAGTCAGAATAATCTGAGGTAACAGTCATCCCAAGGACTTCTGTAGTCTCTTCGCGGAGACTGTAAGAACGCTGGAGGAACTCCTTCCAGTCAACTTGGTATACATCATGAAAGTCAGGGAAGCTGTCTCCAGTCTCCTTGCGATCATACTGCACCCATTCTAATTCAGTAACACGAGTAGGTAATGACATCACACAAGGAACTGCCGGATCGTTCGATGGATCGAGCTGAAATAATCCTGAGTGTACTGGAAGCTCTAGTTCCGTCGACAGATCGTAATAGACGCCTTTCAAGAGCATTGCGACTTGATTGGACTCTACGGTATCTGTTATCGAGTTAACCTCGTCAGAGTCCAACGAAGCCAAGAGCTGCTGGGTCATTTCAAGGAGAGTGTACCGCATTAGGTAATTGCTCCTCTAATGATCGCAAAGCGAATAACAAGTGCCTCGCCAAGGGCACCAGCAGTGTTGTTACGAACAGTAATCGTAGCAGAACCAGCAGCGCAAGCAGCGTTCAGAGTGTAAGCACCAAGCGTACCACCTGAAACATGGTTCAAGACCAAGAGATCAGTCGCACCAATAAAGATACTGTTAAGTGTGAAGCTGACAATACCACCAGCACCCAAGCTGGCGTTGTTCATGGTGATCTGACCAGAGAGTTTATCTAAAGTAACAGCAGTAGACTTCGAAGTCAGCTGAGTTACAGTACCACCGAGTGTAAATCCAGCAGCGTAACCAAACACATTACCGAAAAGGTTCGTACCACCAAGGAAGAGGTTTCCGACCGAAGCAGGATCACCAATCACAACCTGATTAGCAGCATTGACGTAGGCGATATCCAGGATGTTCGATACGTCAGCATTCAATCCTCTGACCTTACCAGAAGTACCATTCGGGAGCAAAACAGCTCCATTGGTGAACGTCTGACCGGTCAGGTCGAAACCAACACTCCAAGTAGCACTACCTTCAAAACCAAAGACAATAGTAGAGCCATCAGCTTTAGCTGGCATAGCGCCAAAGCAGTCGCTGATCTGGAACACAGTCTTAGGACCAACACCACCCGCGCTTGTAGCAGTGTACATCGCGTCGTAAGCAGTGGAAGCTTGAGTGGTATCAGTAACAGCACCGTGGTCTAGAGCGATGAAGCGGTGTTTCTGAGTGGGAGTGCTGTCGCCATTGGCTTCGCACACACCCCAGACACCACCCATCAATCCAGCGAAATCACCACTAGAACTGACAATACCTGCTACACCTTCCATCACGCCTTGGGTAAAGGCTGAAAGGTCTACACCCTGAGGGTGGATAATCCAGCCACGAAGAGCAGGACTTCCACCAGTCCAGGCTGTAGGAACATCAGCAAAAACACTAAGAAACTGTCCAGCAGTAATACCACCCTGTTGACCCGGTGTAGCGGCGATAACAGAATTGAAAGCGACAGTCGAGACGTCAGAAGGACCAGACTCGTTAGCCTCAGTAACCTGGAAATTACCATAGGTTCTGAAGGTAAGAGACCCGATTGTTACAGCAGTCTCGTCGTTATTATCTGTGAAATGGGGAAGAGTAAGTGCAATCGTAGCTTCAACATCGTCTGCGATATCACCGAGTCGAACTGGTTCTGTAGCAGACAACGGAGCAGGAAGATTGATAAGACGCTGGCTGTTCATATCTACGTCAGCAAGCATGTGGTTCGGGTCTGCACCATTACGGAAGACAGCCAAATCCAGCGCGTCACTCACTGCCTCAAAGTTATTATTGATGGTAGCGAGAAGCGCGATAAGGTTTGAACCTGCGAGAGGGGTATAGTTTAGTTTTGCCATTATGCTCCCTTGAGGAAAGGGGAGGAGCCCGAAGACTCCTCCGCTAGTTCATTACTCTACGCCGTCTTCGAGGTCAGCCTTTGCAGCTTTCTTAGCAGCCTTAGCAGCTGCCTTGGCCTCTTCGGCCTTCTTCTTGGAGTACCACTTGTACCCGAAGTAACCAGCAGCGCCGAGCACTGCCAACATAACCACAGTTTCCATTAAGGACTCCTTATTTCATCTCGATGATTTGAACTACTTCCTTAGGAAGTTCGAGGGTAGTAGACCTTTTAGTCCACCTCCCCCGAGCTATTCGGTTCCGACCGACACCAGTAACCTCGACATCGACGAAACCAAATTTCTGGAAGGCGGCCTGCGCCTGTGCATTAGATGCCATCTTAGTCAACCCCCGTAAGACCAGTTGGGCTTTGTACGTCCTCCCGCGTCTTAGGGTGTATTTCACGTCTTGTATTTAACCTCTTTGATACACTTTTCGTACAGGTTAGAGACACGAGTAATGGTCATATTCTTACGCTGTTCAGCAGTCGAGTACTTACGGAACAGGTCAAGTACCTGCGCCTTCGTCAACTCCTCAACAGGAATGTCTGTGTAACGCTTCGCCTCTGCCCGAATATCCGAAGGAAGCCAGGGGCAAGAGTTAGAAGCTTGGATTGCCTTAGCGGGTCCGCTTTTGGAAGTCACGCAACCGCTTAGCGTCGTCCCGATTAAGAATAACGGGATTAGGACGCTTAAGGTCTTCTTGCAGTAATTTCTCACGCTCAGCCTCCAGTTTGTCGAGAGCCAGATCGTCTTCGACCTTTTGCTCTTCGTATTGTTTCAGAAGATTGTCCCTCTTCTCGATAGCGATGTTCAGGTTCGCTGCGTAGTCTTTCCACTGGTTGAGAGCTTCCCGAGGGACATACTCCCATTTGTGCCAGAGGATGAAACCTCCCGCAACAACAGCAGCAGCTAGAGCTGCCATTAAGTAACGCCCAATCGTCGATCCGAAAATCCCTAATAGCCACGCCATTATCGACCTTTCCAAGCATTGTAGACGGCCCAACCGAAGCCACCCACCATTAGAAGAACTCCTACAACTAGGAGTATTCTGGACATAGTACCCAAGTCCACGAAGGTCATACCCATATCGTGGAGTTGCTGTTGGAACCCTGAAGCGTGTTCTCCTTGAGCCTGTTCACCGAACAAAGACACTGCACCACCAGCGGAAGCAGTCGTCGCACCCTGGAGAGTTCTATTGCTCCTTAGTTTACCAGGTACGCGATACCCCACAAGCTTGCTCTTAGGAGTAGAAGCGATAGAAACACTGTTAGACTGATTGCCTCCAATGTGGTAAATCCGTCCACCTTGTTCTCCTAGGTACAGACCCACATGGCCTTGCCATCCGGTCCCTCGTTTGAAAACGACTACATCGCCCCTCTTGGGCTTGGACGTAGGACTACCCCACTCCATATAGGAACGGGCTGCGAGGGACTTCGAATTAGAAAGACCAGCTTCCTTCAACCAAGACCCAACCGCAGCCGCGCACCAAGCAGTTTCATCAGATTTTACACCAGGAAAACCGGAATGCTTGAACATCTCCACAACACGGGGATTGGACTTACGTCCCTTGATCTCTTTGAGGCCAAGGTCTGAGAAGGCAATCTGTAAGTGCTTAGGGTCAGTCGGAAGAGCTTTCCTTACGATCATCCTTTTTCCTTTGCATGTGTTCGCCAATTTTCATGGCAGTCAGAATTATACCCATAACGAAACCGATGAAGGCCAGAATTTCGTTAGTTTGTGAAAGAGAGGGGGACCATACCGGTGTGGTAACCATCCCCCCCGCTAACATCCACTCGTAGTTGTCTCTTGAAAGAATTGAGTGGAACATCTGCATTACGAATGGACTGCGAACGTCGGAGCAGTAGCACCAACGACCTGACCATTGACAAACCAGTTCAGACCATCGCAAAATAGTTTGATCTCAGTGCCGCCCGCAGGAACGAGGACGTTCAGGCGAGAGTTGGTCGAACCGTTCGGATACACAACCACGGGATCAGCCGCAGCATCAGTGTCGATATGAACGAGGCCACCAAGATAGAAGTTGGTATTGGACATGGTTCTGATCGAAAACGTCTGAGCATCAGCAGCAACGCCACCATACATGAAGACGTACTCTAGGCCATTCTCAGGCGTAGGAAGATCAATAACGCAGTTAGCAGTCAGATTAGGAACGATATGGATACAACCAGAGTCGTTCCGTTTGCAGACGTAAGTCGTAGCATTCGGTACTTTGATCGGCTTCTTAATGGTGCCGCCCAGACGGACGAGCAACTTAAACCAATCAATAACATTTACGTTAGTAGCCATAGGATACCACCTTTCAATTGAGAATTGGAGGGGGACACCACCTTCCCCCTCCCATCCTTAGGCATTAGTTATTACGTAGCGACGTCCAGACCCTTCGGGGTATAGAAGATACGCACACGCACCTTACCAGCCGTGAAGGCAGTGGCAGAAGTACGGGACGCACTAATAAGACCCGGAACAGTCGTCTCAGTACCAACCAGAGCACCGCGACCTGCGATGCCGGTAGGAACAGTCGTGTCCTGCTGCAAGCGCGTACGCTCACCAGCAGCGCCCATCGCGGCAATCGGGAAGATCGTCAGGAAACCATCGGCATCAACCGGGGTAACCCGATCCATACCCATGAGACCCACGTCAATCGCCGTACCCGTCAGGGCCACAACGAGCGTCTCGACTTCCACATACGAAACGTAAGCGTTCGCAGGGAAGATCACAACGTCGTTCATGACAGTCTCAGTCTCAGTAAGCAGCGTGAGATCAATCACGAACTCAGCACAATGCAGACCATGCTCAGTGCCGCCATAAGCGCCAGCAGGCATAAGAGACTTACCCGCGTCCGTGCCGTACTTAATGTACAGCCCGTCATTATTCATCCAATCAGCAGGCATTGTTTATATCCTTTCTATTAGACGTACACTTGGTCAGTGTCGGTGACGACGCAGACAAGGTTCTCAGGGCGGAACAGCTTCATGCCGTAACGCATAGTCGTGACATACTCGTCACGCTGAAGGTCCTTGTTATACTCGCTATCGACCTTGGCCGGCTGACGGATAGCACCCACGAACGGGAGCACGTCAGGTGTAGCAGAGAAGAAGAGGTTGTTCACACCAGCCGCAGCGGTAACGCTGTCAATCGTCTCAGAGGCCGAGTTGACCTTGAGGTGATGCGACACGTACACGTCGAAGCCGAAGATGTTCCGGCTGAACTGCATGCCAGTCGCCCAACCCGAAGACACGATACCGTCCCACTTGGGGCTCGGAGCCGAGAAGTTCACCAGGTTGGTGATGTTGTTGAACTGAACCTCGACCGAAGGATCAACAATGGCGACCAGATTGGTAGCCGGGACGTTGGCCTTCTTGAGGGCGTACAGGGCCTTGGAGAAGTCCTCGATAGCAATCGTCTCGTTCGTGCCAGAACCGATGAAACGGTGCTTGGCGCTGTTGATCGTGTTGCTATTGCCGGACGTCTGCCCATTGGGACCGACCGCAAGAGCGTCGTTCTCAACGGCTTCCATGATCGCACGATGCTGCTTCGGAACGAAGCTCGACACCAGGCGAGACATGTAGAAGCTGTCCTGCTTCATTTTGTTGTAGATGTACGTAGCACTCGCCTTGTACTCCGTGATGGAGAAGGTAAAGTTACCGGTATCCATCGCAGTGTACTTGATCGCCTGGCCCTCAGCATAGTTATACGCCTCAGCCTGACCGATAGACGGGATATTCAGAGTATCGCCGTCACCAAAGTCAGTAATCCAGTCGATGTAACGAGTGGCAAACAAGTCATCCAGAAGAACCTCTTTGAGCTGCGCGCTCCAAAGGTTCGAACGAATGAGATGTTGGTTTGTGTCAGTTGAAAAACCAGCCATCAGTTACTCCTTTTTTATCCTTTAAGAAAATCGTCGCCGTACATTTCAGTCTTCTTCAAAATCTCGTTCTGGACTCTGGGAGACCAATAGGTGCGGGGATCAGACTTGCGAAGGCTTTCATAGTCCTTCAGGGTTCTGAACGAGCCAGTAGCCTTAGGAGCTTCCACAGTTGATGTGGGAGTCGGTACGTAAGTGTCTTTCTTCGCACCCTCCACTCCAACCATCTTAAAGAATGCTTTAGGATTGGTTGCAGCAAGGTTGTTCAGAAAGTCCGTACCTACCTCAAGCTCAGACGCTTTGGCAGCGAGAACCTTAGAGAAGTCAGAACCCCACTCCTTAGCCAGGGTGTTCTTCACCGTAGCGAGGTTAGTGGCGGCAGCCGTTTTCTTCTGTTCTTGTGTTAATGTCTCACGAATGAGACTCTGGATATCTTCTGGTTTAAGCTTGGTACCCTGATCCTCAGTGCTTGGTACCTTAGGTGCGGCACCTGCATCGGTCGAAGGCTTGGCGTTTTGTCTTTCCAAGAACTCTTCGAGAGTAATCCGTGTTTCCAAATCTTTCCGAAGTCGAGCCTGTTCCTCTTTGAGAGTTTCAATGAACTTATCAGCTTCGACCTTACCTCTTGCGAGATCGTCCACAGTCTGAAACTTCTTGCCCTCTCCAACGAGAGTTTCCAGGTAATTCACGTCCCCACTCGGGGTACCGGGGTCACCGGCAGTGTCGTCAAAAAGTCCGTCGGTCATTACGTTCCTTTTCGTGTAAAGTCTAACAGTGCAATGATGTTCATGAGAACTCGCCTCATACCATTCACGTCAGCTTGTTTATAAGCCCAGTTAGGAGAGTCATAAACGTCTGACTTAACTTCCGAACGATCAAGGGCTGTGAGTTTCTCTTCCAATATCTCCCGGAGTCGTCCAAGAGATATCGTGCTATTACGTAGCAACTTTTCAAAGTCTTCTTTGGCAGATTTATCTTTTAGATGTTTGGTCCACTCTACGGATAAATTACGATTTGCCATTATACTCCTTCAGGCGGAAGTCCCGGCTGCGTAGGCGCTCCTTGCGGTGGCCCTACACCCTCCATTGCTTCCATTGTATCAGCGTCATCAGGGAATAGACCCGATGGCGTCATTGTCTCCATAGCGATACGCTCCATATAGAGGTTCACCATTTGCTGACCTTCAGCCTCCTCAGCCAACCGGATATAGGGCTGGACCAGAGGACGATCACCGAAGTCAAGCAGATCACTTAACATTCTTGCTGTTTCGACAGAGCTGATGTGTTGGAGAACAGCAGGGTCTGCCTGAAGAACCGAGGTGTAAAGACCTTGCAGGTTCTGTAGTTGCGTAGCTTTCTCCGCAAAGTTACGTGCAGCGATTGGACGAATACGACCGTTACCCGTGATTTCTTGGACCGTAAGGCTCGTAAAGGTAGCCACGTCCAGCTCATCATCGAAGATACGAATTGTCGTCTGCGTCATATTCCGACGAGCCAATTCCAACATTGCGTTTAGAAGAGGCTCTAAAATGTCACGCTCGAACTGAGCGATCTTGTTCTGGAAGATACGTGCGGCAGCGTTCTCCAAGCGTTGCACTTCGTATGCCGTTTTCTCACCCGGTGTACGGAAACCCATCGCTTCCTTCGGGGAGCCTGCCATCTCTTCCATCTTCATTTCCAAGAGGACGATCTGGTTGTCAGCATTCAAAGCCTGCACGTCAGGCGACATGACTTCCACGTCACCATCATCACCAGTGTAAATACGTTCGAAGGGACCCCAATCGAAATCCTCGACATAACCCTTGACTTTTAGAGGGGGATATGCGATAAGATCGAAGACGTCTGCCTTCATATTCTCCAAGTGGTCGATACGATATTGCATACCAACCAGATTATCCAACGGACCCATCGCCCAGAGATTATCTTGACGGATACGCCACCCGGCGTGGTAGATTGGGGGCTTTCCAAAGAAGGACGGATGTGGTCTATCTGCTATAACTTTGTGACGGTCCGCAACGACGATCATACGGTTCCGCTTAAATTCGCCGGAGTGCTCGTCGTAGATGTCACCGTAAAAGGTCAAGAGTTCGCAATAACCGGACTGGAGGTAGTGTTTGAAGTTATCGAACCCACTGATCCGGTAGATTTCATCTTTAACTGCGACATTACCGGGAAAGTCAGAGACGTGGTGACGAACACGCGTTAGATACTCGTAGATAGCCGCAGCATCTTCCTTATCGTGTTGATCGCCTGAGAGACGCTCCATGATCTCCCGAACTTCTCCTATACTCACCAAGCTCCGAAAAATCTTGGGTGAGTCTTCAAAATGCGGAGAAGTCGGGTTCAGGACCATGTCCAAGGGGTTAAGTCTTTTGATGGCTGGACCAACATATCCAACCTTGACTTTACCCTCATTCGGTAGTTCCTGCGTCTCATCAACCCACTCGACCGTGGCAGTAGTGTTGCCCAGGTCGATGTAATCCAATACGAGCTTGCCGACCGTAGTATAGAACCTAGGACGATCAACGACCCAGGCCATGTAACTCTCGATAGCCTTGCGCTTCTCGGGGGACTCGTCAGCTTCGCTGAGGCCCTCCCAGACCATCCACTTCCTACGGGGGAAGAGAGAGGCCATGTAGTTAGCGTAAAGGTTATCCCTGATCTGGCAGAGCTTCGGGATAGTGGTCTTGTTCGACCACGGCAACTTCGAGTTGCTTGTTTTGGTTGTATCGGTTGCGAAGATGTACTTCATAATTTCCATCTTCTCAGTAACCCAATCCTGGCGTCGCATATCCCAGTCGATGTATCGCTCTGAGATTACACACCCCAATTGATCGGGTGTTATGAAGTCTTCAATCTGGAGTACATTACCGGTCATTATTTACCTTTAGCAGGAAAGAGTAGGTTTTCACCCGCAGCCACTGCACCCCTGATACGGTTGATCTCACTACGGAAGTAATTAGCCGTTGAGGAGCCCATATTGGTCGCCAGAGGGGCGGGGCCACTGGGGGCAGTACCTGGAGCAGCCGGATACGGTGTAGCCGCTGTACGGGCCGCTAGAGAGCCTACAGAGGGTGCGAAGGGATCAGCATTGAACTTAGCCATTAGCGTCCCCTCTTGCTTTTCTTGTGAGTGGAGGAACGACCCATGATTTCGTCAGTACGAGCTTCATAGGCTACAGTTCTTCGCTCAGCGGCAGCATAACCTGGAATGTTCTTCCCCGGAGGATTAATATCGTCCTCAGAGGCTACGTGAGGGTTCTTAGAAGTTTTCTTTCCAGAGTTTGATCGCTGCATTGAACCCACTGAAGGGGCATGATTGTCGGCATTGTAAGGCATTAGGATACCCCTCCAAATCTTGAATGAAAGTATTGCATGTAGTCCTTGTGACCGGTCTTAGAAATGTTACCCATACCAGCCGAAGGAGGTACACAGATTTCAACACATGAAGCCAAAGAGTCCTTTATATCATCATGAGGAGGCTTCGAGAGAACCAATTCCTCTTCCAATGTTTGACAGTTTCCGCCTTTATAATGCCACATCTGTCGATTGGAGTACCTTGGTTGTAGCGTGGCTTCCACTCGTTCTTCTTTTGAGCCTTCTGCTCTTGACGGGCGATATTCCTCCACAGCCAAAGCCAACCCATTCGGTCGAATGTAACTGTCCTTAAGGTCTTTGACGATAACCTCTTGGGCGATAGTTACCTCAGCCCTGATTTTCCGAAAGCCCCATTTCTTATGAAGACGCAAAATTCTAGCGAAGTAATCACTGATCTTGTTGGTACGGAAGCGGTCGATGTCCAGGACGAAATAGTTATGGTAAGCGTCGATGCCTACTACGACAATCGCAGTGTAATCAGCCGTCTGTTTCAAGCTAAATGCGAAGTCCACAGCGGCAAATACATTAAGTCGATTACCTTTGAAAAACCATTTCCCTTTATCACTGGTAAGATGTTCGGGCTCGTAGTATTGGAAATAGTCGGGAGCGATAGTAGCCGATGAAATATCGTTTGGATTATTATAATACTGTGCTCGAAACTGAGTACGATCCAGATACTGGGCTCTTTTTTGAGCTAAGATTTTCTGATCAAAACCGAACCATTGTCCATCTGACCTTTGTTGGCGGGGCCACAAGAACTGACCTGTTCCATCTCCTCGATCCTCAACCTGACGCTCGAAAATTTCATACAGAGGCTTGCTATCTATTAGATCGCCTTCATCCGAATAAATCTCATACACCATCTCCAAGAAGTCATTGTAAAGGTCCTTAGGATGATATCGAGTTCCGACAGCCCAGACTTGGGAGTCCGTACCTGCAATACTCGCCAGAAACGAGGCCTGTGTTTTTACACGTTGGCGTCCTTCTTCGGTATACGCATTCTCGCCAGTTACGACGTCATCCATGACCGCGATGTCGCAGTGGAGGCCGACAATATTGGTTGTGAGGCCAGCTGTGAACACTGTGGGATCACGTACGTTCTCGCGCTTCCGGTCGGGATGGTCCACGGAGATTTCTGACTCTGTCCACTTCTCCCGTTTGGTCTCTTCTTTGTTGACCATCTCGGGCCAATAGAAGCGGTAGATGTCCGAAGTAAGAATGTCTTTGATGAACTTCAGCTGTTTGGTAGCGAGGTTCTGTGTGCTGGAGATGTAGAGAACACGAATGTGTGGGCGTCTAGTGATCTCCCAGGCTACACGGTAAGCAACCAAAGCTGACTTCTGGTGGTCACGAGGAAGAAGAAGCAGCTGATGACTCAGTGCTTCCTCACTCCTCCACCACTTGATAACGTCTTTGTGAACCTGGCCAAGTACCCTACGGGGATGAACTAGGTTGATAAATGCTTCTAGATCACTTTCAGCTTGCAGTCGGATTAGGTCTTTCTTATCTGCCACGCCGTCTCCTGTAAATTACGATGTACTCGCCACCGTTCCCATCAGGAACTACGACGATCTCTACTTGAAAAGCATCATTTTGAAATGCGTTGGATTGAAACGCTCCAGCCATTAGACACCTATAACCGTCCAGTTAGTACCATTGTACCACGCTAAGACGGTGAACGCACCGCCGCCCGCAACCGTAGCTCCCCAAGTGTTTACAGTGCTGTCAGTGATGACGTACTGTTTACCCAGGACACCAGCAGGTAGGCTGGCAAAGGTAGAGCTTGGGATTTGAGCTGTCGCTCCGTTAGAAAACGTAAGAGCGGACGAAGAAAGACTGGCCCTAATTGAGCCGTCTACCAGCAGATTGATTAGGCTGTTGGCTGTCGCATTGTCTGGGTCAGCCGAGAGGTTGAGACTGTCAGAAGCCGAAGTGTGATTGATGACAGCCCTTGAAGCTGCCGTCCCCATTTCAACAAGTCCATTGTCTCCGAGATAAAGACTAGACCACCTAAGTTCTTGCCCCAATACGGCTGCGGTATTACCCAGAGCCATTGTGTTATTCGGTACTGGAAGAAAGCCTAGATTACCGGCTGCGCAGGTAAACAGATAAAGGATCGTTCCTGATGTTCCGGCACGCCACTGAGTCCAAGACATATCCAGACAGTTTTCACCACCACCAGTCAGGGTAGCGTAGTCTTCACTAACCTCAAACTGTATCCAGTCAGGAGCCGAGTAGTCCCCAGGGTTTCCCCATTGGAAAGCACTCCCGAAGAACAGAGTACGGTTGACGGTATTATCTGAACCCGCGAAAATAAACATGGGCGGGTCAGCTGGATTGTCTCGAAGCTGGACCATCGCCGCAGCGTTGATATCAGCAATACCACCTGTCGGACTGCCCATAATTAGGGCGGGTAATCCTGTTAGAACCGGGCCTGCCGCCACAGCAAGTTGTGTGAAATTAGCAGACTTTACGTCAACCAGATCGTTGTTGTTTAGATCAACGTCTCCGTCAATGACGTGGTCTTCGTTCCAGTTGGAAGGGCGAACAAGGCTTGTATCAGCATCATCTAGAACAGCCGATACGAACAGATGTTTGATGCCCATTAGATTTTAGCCCGGAGTGCCTCCAAGGCTTTCTCAGCGTCAAACTTACGCTTCTCCAGGACTTCAACTTCACCTGCGAGCTGAGCTTTGACCTCTTCGACTTTCTTCGTCAGTTCGGCCTTCAGGGCCTCGACTTCCTCGTGAGCAGCCTTCTTAGCCTCTTCAGCTTCCTTAGCTGTGCGGCCAAGCTGTCTGTCGAGATCAGCCCTGGCTTTAGCCTCTTCTTTTCTGACAGCCTCGACCTTAGCATCAAGCTCAGCTACTTCAGTCCTCATGGTATCACGAAGCAAAGTCGTACGCACCACATCCTCCTTAACAGCAGCCAACTCTTCAGTCGCTTTAGTAAGTTCAAGCTTGTAACCATCGAGGTGACCCAGAACCTTTTCCAGGTCCTTGAGGGAGTCACCAAGAGCGATCAAACCCGAGAACCGCTTCGCAATGAAGGAAAGGTCCTCTAGGGATTTAGTAACATCTTTGCGCTGCATTAGCGTGCTCCCTTAACGATGAGATAGAAATTCAGGTTACCACCGGTGCCACCCACAGCAGGGCGGATCATACGGGTGTATTCCAGGATTTGTTCCAGGAACGGAGGGGTCAAGTCTTCCAACGGAGTCCCCTGGGGATCAGCGAGTGCGAGGAAGTTAGTACCGTCGTTTGAACCTTCGATGCTAACAGTAGCAGTATCGACAGTACCTCCAACTTGGACACTGCGATCACCACCGCCAGCGCCCGGAACAGTAGAAACGTCGAAGGGCTGTCCAGTATCGCCAGTGGTCAAACCGAGCCACTCGACGACATAGACCAGCGGGTTCGCCGTCTTCCTAATCGTATAGTTTCTTACAGCCATCTAGTGTGTATCCTCCTCCTAGACTAAGGGTCAGTTCAGTTTTAGGCGTTCAAAGTCTTCTTTGATCCGTAGCTTCGCCTCGGCAGCTAGAATATCGTCTTGTTCCTTAGTATCTTTCTTGGGGCGGCCACGCTTAGATGTCGTGGTCCCCTCCTTCTCTTTCCATCCACCCTCCGTGAGCCACTTGTTTGCGGCGAAAGAAAGTTTATGATCGCTGTTGGCAGCTGTTTCGCGGATCGACCTTAGGGTCGCCGCCCGGATTTTAAGCTCTAGCTCCTTTCGCCACCGAGTGACGTAGGGCTGGAACCAGCTGCATTCACACAGCATCTGCCAATGCTCCCACCCGTCAAGGTAGGTGTTGGCGAACTCCCACTCTGTGAGGTCCTCCATTTCCATGTAGTGGCGGTACAACGAAGGAAAGTTGAGATGATCTTCATCCTTCAGGGTGTAGAGCACACTGGATTTTTCCGCGCCGGTGGTCTCATAGAACAGACCCTTGAGGAAACGGGAACCAATAGAGCTTTTGAACTTATTGTGGGTCAATTGTGTTAGAACTCCTTGTGTTCAATCCCTTGTGTTCTTGCAGAACTAACTCCCTAAGTAAAACACCTTAAGGGATATTCTAATAGTTTATACTAATAGTATACCACGTTTTTGACACAATGTCAACAAAAATCGTACAAGGAGTATCATTTTTCCAAATGTGCTGATTTTTTATGCGATATTGTCAAGGTGTAATTCTTGGGGGTTGACGCCCCCCCGGCCCCCCTCCCCCGGTGGCACCCCAGGGGGGTCCCTTGGTGTTCCAAAGCACTGTGTAGTGCAGAGCACTTTGTGATGCAAAGCACTTTGTAACGTAGTGGACTCTAGGGCGCAAACACCCGGAGTTCTGTAGTGACCACTAAAGAATTGATATAGTTGGCACAATTCTTGCTAGGCAAATACCATGCCAACAAATCTAATGGGGATACGATATACCGCCACAATTAGGCCACATTGATATGCATAATAGGGTGCAGACCCTGGCAGATCACCAGTTATCACGAACTGTAATAGTCTGTAACAATTCGTTACTTGTAAGCCCAAAGTGGTTGTGGTAGTCTTAATCATCGGGCAAGGCCATCGCGCCCCGCTCGATCCGGGCCACGGCGGGAACCGTGGTGGAACGTCCCTGCGCCGTGAGTAGCCAGGGCTTAGCATAGGGTGGAACTATGGCGAAAGTCATATTCCGTCCCCGCGTTAAGAGTGCGCCTAGCGACGTGCTATTGACCACGGTAGTGATCTTGCCAAACGGCAAGGCCAAGGCCATACGTCAAAAGCGTGTGCGGAAGGTGTTCAATGATCGCCCAATGGGCCTTGGCAGTGTCAAGGTATCAGGAGGCTATCGGCAGAACGCCTATGCGGGTCAGTTTACCTCGGTCCATCATAGATGGGTCGGAGTAGATAACTTTGGCTCGCTTCCGCGCCAGCATATCACGCCACCTAGGCCACGCCAGGATCAAGGCAAAGTCTACGGGACCAAATCCCTAGGCCGTGCACATTGTGACTGGGTTCGCGAGGGCGACGCACCGAAAGGCAAGTGAAATGTGGGAAGCAAGATCGTTTCCGACTTTGCGTGCCGCTAGATCATTCGCGAAAGAAGTTGATGGTGTCGTTCTATTCGACGCTATCCCAACTCTCTTTTGGGTAATCTTCTAGCTTAGGTAGACTGTGACTGCGAGAACACCGTTAGAGCCTTGCTCTTGCGGTGTTTCCGCTTGTCTAATTCCATCCTATCATAGCACCTATAATCCGTTATCTAGGACGGTAAAGGGCATATGCCGGAAGGGGTGCGCTGTTGCTATAGATCGTGGTTTTAGGTGGCCTTCGGGCAGACCCCACGCAATGCAACTGCGCTTCGGCCCCGAGTAGGCATAGGCTGATG